CCCTCACATACCCGTAGACTGTCATAGTTGCGCTCCTTGTTAATTTTTAACTTGTAGCGCAATTATGTAGCAGGTTGGCAGGTTGTCAAGTGGTTTTTAAAAAAAATTTTTTTTAAGGGGATTGAGGGTTGGTGGGTGATTAGTGCCGCATCAGCCGCCCCCGCCAAGGCGCGGGACGGGGGGGGTCGCGGCGCGGCGGCGGCCAGCGGCTCGCCACCAGCCCCAGAAACCGAGGGCTAACCCTCGTCAATCGCGTCTTTGTCAATCCCGTTTACGGGCGTGACACTTCTGTGCCTCAGTGCGTCCAGCGCCATGCTGCCCAGATCGATGTTCACCAGAGGCTGCGCCTTGTCGTTGTAGTCATCGTTCATCTTGCCGGCCAGCCAGCGCCTGGTGTCCACCCGCAGCTTGGCCACCTGCGCATCCTGCGGTGTCGCAGCGTCTGCAATGTCGATGGTTTGCTCTGCTAAACTTTGCCCACCTCGCGTGCGTGCGCGTGCGAGGGCAGCAGCGCGTGCCGCGCCACCTCTTTCAATCCAATCGTAGAAACCGGTATGACTCACACCCAGCGAGCGTGCCACACCGAGAATCGTCTCGCCTTGGGAGAGCCGTTCTAGGATGGAGATCTCGCCCCCTGCTGCGTGTATCTTTTTGTTGACATCGCTAGACTCTTTGCGTGCAAGTACAGCCTGATCCTTCAGCGCCATCTGCCTTGCGGCAATGTTGTCAGCAACCTCTGCCAGTGTTCGGGCTGGCTCTTTACCCTTTGTCATTCAGATACCCTTCAATGATTTTGAAACCCTCATCGGCTGACCGTGCGATTACGCACAGGTAGCCCTCATCGTTCAGTTGCTTTGCAATGCAATTTTGCTCCTTGCTGACAACCCCGACCCTTGTCTTCATCTCCACAAACAACCCGCCAAAGCCCTTGGATCGCTTCAGGACGCACAGATCAGGCATTCCGGCAAGTACCCCCTCACCATGCAGTCTGACGCGCTCTGACGCCGATCTGTCGCCCCCATTCGGTATTGCCGCAATCAGCACATCTGGATGGAAAGCCCTGACGCGCTGCACCAGCTTGACCTGTTCGGCATGCTCAATGCTTTTCCTCTTGCGCTTTATGTCAATTCCCACCATGCAGGTGATTCTACGGAATCGCTTGCACTTGCGGGAGTCTCATCGCTGAACATGTGGCAATGGTGTAATACTTTTTCTGGGATGCACAAGTTGTCGGTCTTTGTACAAAAGTCCTGACTGAACGAAACCTTGGCCCAGCCGTTCTTGACCAGCACGGCCTCAAACATCCATTGCCCAGCCTTGTCGTTGACCCTGCGGAACTTCTCAAACTCCTCTGCCTTGAAATTCCACTGCTGTATCCTCGACTCCAAGTTCGAGCAGTTTTTGCACAAAACGCGCTCCTCATCTTTCCAATCATCTGCCTGTGGATAACTTTTCACTGTCAAGCTCCTTAGTCGAGGTGACCAAGTCGAAGATACCTCCCAAAGAAAAAAACCGAGGTATCTCCGACTTGTCAAGCTCATCAAAAATCGGTGATTAGGCTGTGGATAACCTGTGGATAACTCCACAGGGTTATCCAACAGCTCCATCTTTGTCGGCGGGACTGTCCCTTTGAGGTCTCGCCGAGGTCGCGCCGACTCCTCGACTTAGATGGAGATCTAAATTCAGCCCTCATGGCGGCCACCATTGCCCAACAAATTCCATGCATTGTTCTCTGCATCTGGTGCGAATCTTCTTAGCACTGACAGGCCAACGGAGCGTTTTACATCGCCTTTTGACGCTCCAGGCACGGCTGCATAGACTTCAGCCCATTCCAATTTGTAGGCATTCGGATGTAACTTGCATTCCTTGGGAGCGTTTGATCCCTTGCGGATAACGACCCCTTCGGGATGCTCGTTCAGGATTGACTGCACGAATGAGGCTGCCATGTCGCACTTGTCCATGACCCTGATGGACTTGTTTTCTTCAATGCGTTGCGCGGCCTCTTGCTTTCTGGATGCTTCTGATGTCGGGTATGGGATGACTGTGATGCACTGGACATCCTGCGGGTTGCCGTGTTTGGTGATCACCACCTCATTGTGGATGTGGGTCTGAAAGCTGATCTCGCGGTGGATTGGCTCGTATCGGGTCTTGATGAGCCGCATGAACCTGTTCTTTTCCTCATCCATGAACAGGATGGCGGTCAGGGTTGCATCACCAGTGAAGGCACTGGCTCCACGGGCCAGAGCGCTGTCATCGTTGGTCTGTGCAGTCTTGGCGGTGTGGGTGATGATCTTGATTGGGGTGGAGAGTTGAGTGTAAATAGTCTGCTTAATCGCGGCCATGTAACTGCCGACCTCAGAGTTATCATTCTCATTATCTATTTCTAATGTTGCATTAGAAGTATCTATTATGAGGAATGGCCGTTCAGTAGTTGTGTGTCTGATGACATTCTCTGCTAATAATAATATCTCTGGCACTTTGGATCGTTTTGATTCAATAACGATAAACCACTGGGCGACTTCAATGGGGTCGAGATTCCAGTATTTAATGTAGGCATAAAGAGATTGCCTGACTTGATTGGCATCCTCGGTGACATAAAGAATCTTTCTACGGGATTCTGTTTTTAATGGGGAATCGGAAAGAGTAAATCCAGCGGCGATAAGGCAGACGGAGATTATTGCCGTGGTCTTGCCCACACCAGGCTGGCCGGCGGTCACTGAAAAGCTATGGGCGAGAAACCCATCGATCAGATATTCAACAGGATAGAGCTTGGTCAGGTCAAGGTTGAGTTCTTTCCAGTACGGGGCTGGCAGGTCTGTGGGTGTTGGCTGATCACTGGCGACTTGAGCCTGCTGCGCTTGGATGTAGGTAGAGAAATCCTCGACTGCCGACTTTCGCTCTTCGGCGCGGCTCGGTGTTGAGTACCCGCCCATCTTGGCATGGTGAAACAGCGTGCCGATGGAGACGCCCTTGCCTTGGTGGAAAGACTTCCAGTGCGTGTCGATGTCCTGCTCTGACTTGTACTTGCTGCCTTGGCTGCTCCAGTTCGCCCACAGTTCATGGCCTTGGGCGCCAAAGGCCGTATGCAGCGCTTGGCCGATCTCAATCCATGTCGTGTAATCGCTGTCAGGGTTGATGAACTGCAGAGCTTGGGCTGCCTTGCTGTAGTCATCGGTGGAGCTTGACAGGGTTGGCTGGTAGACCGGCGTCTCAGGCTTTGGCCGTGGCACTTCGGCTGGCTGGTTGGAGTTGTCCTGCTCAATGACGCCCCACATAGTGAGCAAAGACAGTAGATTGTCATGGGTTTCGTTGGATAGCTTGCCGTTGAGCTTCTGGCCGGATAGCAGGACTGACTTGCCTGGGCTTGTCGGCAGCCCGAACACCTCAATCTCTTGGCCGCCGCCCAGCTTGTACTTGGGCTTGATCTTGTCTAGATCCTCATCAGCCACGAACAGGAAGACATGCCGGCCCCTGCCGGAGACGCTTACCTCCGTGAGTTGATCCTGCTGCTTGACCCATTCGGCCATGCGCTTGATGGCGATATTGGTCGCACCTGTCGAGTGCTTCATGTCCACATCAAGGCAGACAAGGTACGCGCCACTGGACATGGACGGGGTCTGCATCACGATGCCCAGATAACTACCGGCTGGCGCGGCATCCATAGATAGCACCTCTGATGCGCTGTAAAGCTGATCAGGTGGAGTGTCACGCGCTACACCTTGGCCGGACTTCTTGTAGGGGATCTTCTTGCCGTCAAGAGTGGTGGCAAAGGTGCAGAACACTGCACTCGGATGCTGCTCGATCAGCTTGACAGCAATGGCTTTTGAGTTGGTGAACTCAGTGGCCGCTGCTTTTGGTAAAATACTCATGTTGTTGATCTCGCGGTTGACGACAAGTTGTTCTCCTTCTGGAGTGATCCAGTTACCCCTGACAGTTAACGCTGTCAGGGGTTTTTCTTTGCGGGATAGCAATTCTAGTCCTTGGGTAAAAGACTCTCCACCTCTTGGATTCTTTTGCCAATCCATGCCATTACAGGCACGGCCATGCTGTTGCCCAGAGCCTTATAGCGTGGCCCGTCTGGCGTTGGCTTGCCCTTGAGCTTAATGTCGGTGTAGTTGTCGGGGAAGCCCTGCAAGCGCTCACATTCCACAGGGGTAAGGCGGCGTACTTGCATGGCTTGCATCACTGTTGGGACACTAGCATTGCTACTGCTGCCAGGTGTTCCCATAGTTGCCGCCACATCACCAGTAATGTTGCCGTTGTATAAGTCTGTGCCTACTGCCACGGCCATAGTCTGGTTTTTCACCAATGTGCCGCTAAGGTCTGTTGGCTTGCCAATTGGGTCTAAAGCTGACTGCCAAGGAAACGCCACCTCATGCGTTGCAATCGGCTGCGCCACCGCATGGCTGTTTGTCTTTGTGATGGTAAACATTGCCTCACCAGCTTCTCCAATGCCGCACCCTGTGCTTGCATCTGCGTCGGGACTTCTAAAGCAATTCATGCTGTTTAGCGGTATTGGCTGCGCCACACCATGCACACCTGTGGCGTTGAGCGTGTACATTGGGCCGCCTTCAGTAAAACCATCGCCATTGCCGCCGTTCTCAGGCTTGCGGCCAATGGTGTTTTCGGCAAGGGCTATAGGTTCGCAGCTAAAGTGACCCCCTGTTGTAGGAATCAATGTCTCTGTTTCTGCATCCATGCGAGTCTTGGTAATCAGGCATTTGCTTACCAAGGGTAAATAGCCCCCCCCCCCCCC